CATAGTAGGAACTGTTACGCAGTGCAGCACCACAATTGCCAACCATTCAAGCGTATCCGCTGTGATCTTTGGGAAGTGATTGAATGCAAAGTTCAAAACTTTTTGGGTCATTGGTACCACAGTGGTACCTGCGTCATTAACTTCGTCCATTTTGATTCCTTACTTGTAAAAGATGTGGTGGCCAATTTGTGTAAGCTTTGGCTTACCCCAACCTGGGTTGATGTAGTCTGCGTGATAGAACATTGCTTCAGTCAGACCAGGCAGTCTAAATTCTTCCAACAATACTTTCTTTGCTACGGCTTCGCTTTCGGCGTAATCCGCCGTGTGAATTGGTTTGACGCGAGACTTAGTGTCGCATACCCAGCTAAACTGGCATATAACCTTTTCGTAAATTTTGTTCTTTTGGTAAATGACGCCGCATACGCCGTTACCGAACTTTCCAGACGCTACTCTGTTCATAGTCACTTGCGCGACTGCTACTTTACCTTCGAAGGGTTCATGGCCTGCTTCGTTGTAAATATTTTGCGAGAGGCAATCTAATTGCGCTTCACGCTCTGCTGCTGTTACTACTGCTGTACCCGAATTGATACCGCGTAGGCTGTCTAGTTTCAAATGTGTAACATGTGCCAAAATGTACATCACTAAAACGAATCCAAGCAATGCTAGTGCATTACGTGTGACCTTTGTCCAGTTGACCTGGATTGGGTTTTCCGTTGCTGTCATTGTATATCTCCTTTTCGTGTGTAAAACGCCCTGAAAATTTCGAGGCGTACTTTATATAGCAGTATGAATCCTAAGATAAACACTGCTATAAGCTTATATAGTAGCATAAAACTACTAAATCGTGGAATGAAACGGCTAGATTTGCCGTTTTGTGTTGTTTATCCGCAAATAACGTCCGGACTTCCGCCCGCTAACGCATCACCATCGCTGGTTGCGTCACCAATTCTGGCCAATGGTTGGCCATTTACGAACACGGTTGCAGAGCCTGCTGCTTGTGTGTTTAATCCGCTAGGTGGGTTGTCATCGTGGCCCGAATTGTCGACGTGAGTAGGCCAATGATCACCTACTCTAAGTGCAGGTGACCCATTGATGATGACATCTCCGCTACCTTCCACTGCACCTGGGCGTGGTGGAAAACTTGCATGTCCTGTGCTAGGATCTACTCCTGCTCTTCCTGCTGCTGGCATTAAAATATTCCTTTCGGTACTGCGGCTTGCAATGCGTCTTTGCCAGCCGTGTAATCGTTTGTCACTGTCTGCGAGATTGTTCCAGCAAACACATTGCTTTGTGCGCCAGCGCCACTCTCAGATGTTGCATTGCCTGTTGTGTCGGCATAGACAAAATACTGTGCATTTACAGACGAAGATTGCGATGCAGTGTAGTTGGTAAGTAGGAAAAACTTTTCAGGTAAGTCCTCAAACTTAGAGACAGTCTGCGCAACACGGTCAACGTCTAAGTAAGTAATAGATTTTGGAAATACGCTTGAGTATGCTCCATTAATGCTTATGCTACTACCGTTGATGGTAATGTTTGTACCTGTTGCATACTGCCCGCGAAAAACTCGCACAGATGTTACACTACCGTCAATCGATGCATTGGCAGTAACAGTCGCAGTAATGTTCACCCCTGAAACATATTCATTGAAGGGAATAGAATTGCCGCTAACTGTTAGTCCTGGCATTACGTCTTAATAAGTTGGATACCAGACGTGGTAGACAAGTAATGCTTTACCATTTCTTCCACTGCTGGTGCTGCCATCATTACGTGCGCTTTAGCGACAGTGATGATGTGGTCGTCCTTTGCAGTAAAGAGCGCAGGCATTAAGCCCATACCCTTTGCGCTTGGCACGACTGTTTGCGGCTTCTTGACACGATAGTCAGACGCCGCATCCTCGATGATCTCTGTTACGATCTCATCACCGTTTACCATTTTGAAGACGACGATGTCGCCCTTGTCGAATTTTGAATTGTTGATTAGCATTTTGTTTCCTTATAACATTCTTGGATTAAGTTCTCGCATTCTACGAGTATTGAAAAATGAGCGTGTTTCAGCATATGATGCAGACTCAGAAATAACATATTGCCACTGTTGAAAATTAATATTGTCATCTTGGAAGTACTGAAGTAGCTCTTCCTCGGAAGTAATTTCAATGAATGATTGCCCAGGCTCTTTATTATTGTACACTGAAATTTTGTGGCCCTGAGCCAATAATCGTTGCCATATTTTGATGCCATCGTCACTAAGTTGCCTGTCACTCATCAACCGAATAGAATTTACTGACCCTGCAATATTTTTCCTGTCAGCCAATACTGCATCGTACAAATCAGTGGCAAACGGTGGCCGACCTTTATTAAATTTACCTACGGCATTCACTATTAATGCTTGCGGCCCTTTAGTAAATTCGATAGCTAACAGTATATTGCCATTTTTTTCATACCAATAGTATACAGTTTGAACACCTTCTATCTTCATCAGCCCATTACCTAAATTTACAGGAACAGACCCGTGCTTAATTCGATCTTTTATCCCGTATGCGACAGTATCAGCCAATTCAAAAGATCCGATTCCCTCGGGCATTTCAGTTAGCCAAGTGGACTCAAAATCAGCTCTACTGTTTCTAACGACCTCAGTGATTTTCATTAGTCTGCCATTAGTTCGGCTTCGTTGAGAGAGCGTAGACCTTGAAATCCGCCCTTAACAAATAGCTTGCCGTCCTTGTAAATTTGCGGCACAGTACGATGCCCTTCGCTCACGATAAACTCACGTGCTGATTGATCTTCGTCAATGCGAACTTCCGTGAATGGAATGTCTTTGCTCTTTAGTAGAGCTTTAGCTTGGTCGCAGTATGTGCATTGTGCTTTAGAGTAAATTGTCAACATTGTTTTTCCTTTTATAAATCTGGCAGCTCGTCGTAATTGAGATCGGAACTCATCACGCCAAGCACGTAATTGGTGCTTTCGCTTTCTTGTAGCGCAGTTTGCTTCTTGTCAATTTGCGTATGCTTAGTAAACCATGGAATTGGTGTATTACGCGGTGCAGGTGCACGGTACTTAATGCCGATGATCTTCAATGCATCAGCCGCAGTGTAGTCAACGAAGTCCTTGAGAATGCCGGCATTAAGACCAATGACAGGGCCCTTCTTGAAGAGGTAATCTGCCCATAGTTTTTCTTCGCGGATGACATCAGCGTACATCGCGTAAACTTCTTCTTCACATTCGGCCTTAATAGCTGCGAACCTTGGATCTTCCTTGATAACAGTGTTAAGCAAGTACGCAGTCCAATCCTTATGATTCAATTCGTCTTGAAGAATAAGGGAGATAACGTTTCCGTTACCTATGAAGATCTTATTCTCAACCATTGCCAACGATGTGGCAAAGGAAACCATGAAGCGAAACGCTTCAAGGCCATAACTTGCGTGTAGTGCTAACCAAATCGCTTTGATGTGTTCAGTCTCACTGACCGGCAACCCGCATTCCTTTTTGCAGTTAAGCAGGTGCAGGTCGTCGTAATACTTACCAATAGTCGATGCCATGTCGATAATTTCTTGCGTGTCATGGATAGTATTAAACACATCCTTCGGCACCGAATAGATGTTTCGAATAATATGACTATATGACTTGCTATGAATGTTTGATTCAAAGAAGCCCCAGTTAAAGCATAGGACTTCCAGTTCAGGCAACGAGACAACTGGAGTAAAAACTTGTGCAGGGCCACGGCCCTGGATACTATCTAACGCTGTTTGGCGTAGTAGGTTACTTGTAAAGATGTGCTTGATGGATTCAGATGCTTCCTTAAAGTCATTAGCATCTTTAGTGAGACTAATTTCTTCTGGTTGCCAAAAGAAGCCACGAGCAGTTTCTTCATATTGCGCAATGCGAGGATATTTTACTTCCTCGAATCGCTGCACAGTAACAGGCCCTGCCGGGTCAAGAAACATCTTGCGCGACAGGTAATTTGTTTTGGTTTGTAAATTATACGATTGAATTGACATAAATGATTATACTTAAAGTTTGCAAGCTTCGCAATCTTCTTGATCGTCGAAGTCGATAGGTTCCAGCGCCGCTGGTGCATGTTCTGTATCTTCGCCCTTTGCACCTTTCTTGTTGATCAAGCTGTAGTAGAATGTCTTAATACCCCACTTGTGCGCTTGCATCAAGTTCTTTGCAATCAATGTAGTTGGTACTTTACGGTTTGGGAAGTGAGCTGGATTGTAGAACGTATTTGTCGAAATACTTTGATCCATGTATGCAGCAATAACGGCTGCGGTCTTCAAGTAACCAGTGCAATCCTTTT